CTCACGCAGATACGCGAATGCCGCAACGCTTTGACACTCCGGTCGCTGGAAAACAAGTTCGAGAGATACGACATGGTCATCTGTGATGAGTTCGGTTACGTCTCCTGCGACAAGGCCGGCGCAGAGATGCTCTTCAACCATCTCTCCCTCCGCACCGACAAGAAGACGACAGTCGTCACCACCAATCTCGCATTCAACCGCTGGAACGAGATTATTGATGACAAAGTACTGGTCACCGCAATGGTAGACCGCCTGACCCACAAGGCTATACTGCTTAACATGACAGGCAAATCATACCGCATGAAAGAAACTCAGGAAATGATGACTCAACAAATATAATTATCTTTGCATCCCCATCCCGGGTGGTCCCCTTTTCAAATGCTATCCGGGTCCCTTTTCAAATGTTAGATACAGCCTGATCAGTTCTTTATCTCTACCTTTCGCCATACCCTCTGTATATATGCAAAGTTAACCAATTAACCACCTAAAAACAAAATCACATGGCATGGATTTACACCCCTCGCCATGTGATTTTCAAAAAAAAGCCCGCAGATTTCAGAGTCGACAGAAACTGGGCTCGACACGGCGCCAGACTCCATTCTTGTCGCGCTGCCAGAAATAAAAGTTAGTGGCGGTTTTGGTCACAGTGTGGCTCTCACGGAACAACGCCATGATAGACTTGTATTCTTCATCGAAACGATCCTCCATCTCATATAGTTTGCTGATATTCTTGTAGTCGAGGTCGCCTTGACGGTTACGCTCGAGCAGAGTCATCGCAAGCTGATACATGGGATCGTCATAGCCTTTCTCTTTTCCGGCCACATACGCCTTCAGATACTCCATAAGACGCTCTGCAGCCATGTCGGCGCGTTCGTCAAAAGTCTTGACATTGTTGCTGCGCACTTCGATCTTCAGATCTCCGTCGACAATGGTAAAGCTCGACTGCTCCTCTTTGCGCAACTGACCATAGTCACGCATGAGAGCATAGAAGCCGGCTGCCTCTCTCTCAACCCATTCGCGGAATGCACGTACATTTTCCACCACTGGCATGAGATGACCTTTTACTTCATACATGAACTGTGCCCGTAGAGCCTCGTATGCTTCGCGTCGGTCACGGGTTGCCTGCTGTTCTTCCGCTCTCAGCTCGTTGAGTAGCGCCTTGCGATCGGCGGCCGACATCCCTTTTAGGGTCTCTTTGATATTGTCCGTCATTTTGTAGGTATTTAATAAATGTTTTTTTCAGTTGTTTTTAAAGCTGGGAATCCCGGTAAGGTTTATCAGATATGCGATGTGATGTTTCGCTGGAGGCGGTGTCGACCATGGGCTGCGACGCACCCACCCTTTGCGCTTGATCGATCTGAGCTTTTTCGCCAGATCCGTGAGCTCGTCGACCGAGAGTCTTCCAAATTCCTTTCCGGCGATGCGCGGATGACGGCAGAAATCATTTATCTGCGCCCAGTCTGTCGTGTCAACTTCGAGCTCCTGGAGCAATTTGAGCACCGTGCTTCGACGTGATCTCAGCTCGTTGCGATCCTGATTCAGCCCCTCTATTGCAGCACAGAGAGTGTTGTATTCGCCCCGGCGCATCTCCTTGAGGCTGTCGGTGCGATCGTTTGTAAACTGTCTCACAAACTCCCTCCGGCACTCTTCCGGATCGGCGTGCAGCGTCAACTGTCGGAACGCCGCCCAGAACCGCCCGTAACCGTGCGGTTTATCCTCACGCTCCGCTCCTGTGGAGAACTTAGTCACCTCCTGCGCCATCAGTGTCGTCATTTAGTTTATCCATAATTCCTTCATTGTATTTCCTGAGCCACATCTTAGCCACATCGATCTTGGTTCGCACCAGTGACAGCTCGCGTGCTTTGTCAGTTACTTCTATCACATCGATATAATGCAATGCCGCGTTAAGATCCGTCTGGATTTTCGTGCAACACCCATCAATCACCTGCAACGCGACTTTATCCAACTCTTTCGCCATATTCAGAATAATGTCAATTGTTTGTGTAGTGCGTTATAATAGATCTGCCGTGCCCTATCGGCGTATTCCCGGCTAAATCCCATCTCCCAGTTTCTCTCGAGCCTGATTATTCCCGCCGTAAAAGCCTCCGTTTTATCCTTACACGCTTTCGAGTTCTGTGACGGCCAGCCTCCGCTGAACCCCGTCCGCGTCTCAAACTCGCTGGAGACATGGTAGCCGTCATCACCCCGTGCTATGAGCGCAAGCGCGACAGTGCCGGCCGGAGAAGGTATCAGTACATTTGTGTGTTCGGTGTACACACCCGAGTCGTTTGGAGTCGACAGCGGAAGCTCCATCTGAGCAAACTCCTGGATGGCAACAACTTCAGTGTGCCTTTTCCACGCCCGTTTGATTTTCATTTTTATAAGGTTTCCAGTCGATTGTCACTTTTGCATAAATTTTTCCTGAGCCTTTACAATATGCACATTCCTGGATTGAGGCTGACTTATTTAGACCAAACTGATTTAAATAACTACCTCGTCCATTACAGCTTGGACATGTTACAGGAGCCATTATCTTCCTCTACACAGACATAAGGTTCTATTTCTATAATCTGTTTTGTTCTGCTCATATCACACTGTTTTGTTTGACGTTCTGATAATACCTTCTTCCCATACCGTGTAATAACTGCCGGGATTACCTGTAAATCGTCCCTGACAAAATGCCTTATATCCGACAACTCGAATTTTTATACCGGCCTTATATTTCAGTCGTGATGCCTGTCGTCCGGATGGCTCGCCTTTATGCTCTTGAGAAATGAAAATGAAACTCTTTCCGGGGAAGCGGGCTCTCATTTCCTTGAACTGGTCATAGCTCATGTCTGCCTCCTGAAAGCTGTCGATTATTATAAAGTTTGGACTTTTATGTTTTGCCAGTCTTTCCATCAGCTCATCAAAGGTGTCATCGGTGATCACCCGGAAGCGTCCCTGTACCTCGTTCAGCTTAAACCGCTCAATACGCTCTTTAAACGACTGGCTCACGCCCTCCTCATAAGAACAGTAGAGCACCATGCCGTAGTTTGCCAGCTCTTTTGCGAGTTGCATGACAAAACTGCTTTTGCCGGACGCCGATGCACCGCTGATAAACCATGTCTCATTGACCGGAACAAAACCAAACGGATCGCTCCATTTATTTCCCCAAGGCAACGTTTTGTAGGTCTTGTTTAATACCTCTTTCGGACTATATGCTCGCTTGGCCATCTATCGATCCTGTCTTTTAAGTTTTTCAATTTCAGTGTAGACTCGACGGAGGCCGCCACCGCTCTTGCGGGCTATTTCTCCGGGATCTGTTCCTTCAGGTGCATTTATGGTGGCAACTATCCGGGCCTGCTCAATCAGAAATCTCGACCGTTCTTTACCGTCATCAGGTGTCACCTTGCTGTATCGGTCACCATATCGGCTCAGCATTTCTGTATATCCGACTTTTTTGCACTCTATCGAACGATTGATCTTTTCCTTGAGACCGTCAGCTCCCATCATATACCATGCGCAGCACCGTTCTGTCGCATTCCACAGCGCCTTGAGCTCCAGAAATGCCTCATATGACAGATCTCCGGCCTCATCAAGTATTATCAGTGGATTCTCAATCGACCGTAGATAATAGACCAGATCCTCATATACATCGGCATACCGTCCCTTGCTGTCTACTCCAAACTCTCCGGCTATCTTTCGCACGAGCTTGAGTTTGGTTTTCACCTGCGAGCAATCGATATAGACGGCATTAGGGTGTGTGGCTACATAGTGACGGGCGGTAAATGTTTTGCCGATATTAGGCAGATCGCACATAATTCCGCTTAAGCTGCCGCTCTGGCACACCTCAAGCTGCGCCGTTATATACTGGTAGGTCGGAGTCTTTGCCACCTTCCATTCTATCTCTCCGCGAAGCCCGACGTTTAGCTTGCGTGCGATGGTGATCCAGTTGGCATCACTGAGCACCCGGTCTGTCTGACCATTCTTTACTGCACTGTAGACCGACGTGGTGATTCCAAGCGATGCGGCGTGCTTGGCGTCGCTCGGATAATTGGCACGGTTGGCTTTGATCGCTGCAAGGATCCTGTTTTTGATCTCTGTTGTAATCATGTTCGATCGGTATTATAATACGGTTCAGATGTCGGCCGCGGCTCGTGCGGCATAGTCATCGCTAAAGCTGTAGATTTCGGAATCCGGGGTCTCCTGTGGAATTACAGCGACCTCTTCGATTGGTGTGTCCCAGTCCGCTGCACTTCTCTTCATCACTCCCACACGATTGATCGCGTTGTCGCTGACGTATTTGTTGAAATTTGCGATCTTTTTACGCTGAGCTGTAAATATCTCCTCATCTTTATCTGTCTGTTCTGCCCTGGCGGTACAATATGTTCCGATGTCTTCAAGTCGGTCGATATACATATCGCCCTGATAGATGAACATGTCTGTTATATTGCCATTGTCATCGGTCAGATAATATGCGTCGACCTTGTAGTCGTTTGGAGCAAGCAACTCGAGTACGTTTGTTCTGCTCAGCCACCAGTCTTTACCGGCGACCCGGCAATAAGAGTTTCGTCTGATCGTGGTGCTCACCTTTTCACCGACATAACGGGCAATGGTAGCCTTGTCGAGAGGGCGCAGGGTGGGATTGACATTAGCCACAAGAACGTCCCATCGGCTCATGCCCGGATATTTCTTCTGATTGGGATGCGGAGCGTGATTGTACTCACAGATATCGCGCATGTCATCGGCAATAAGCTCATCCCATGTGTAATAGTCTTTATCGACATAGGTATTGTTAAACTCGTCAAATACCTTTACGCTCTCAGTACGGTATTTCGGGCTCTTTGCATAAAAACGCCCGATACCTATGTGGTTGCGGTGCTCGATGCTGCGCTTCTTGGCACCGTTGAATTGTTCCGCGTGTTTTTCCTGGGAGTTCATCGGAGCACAGAACCGCACAAACGGGAACATCACTCCGGCACGAAGAAATGAGTCTCGCCACTGGCTCATCAGATGGTTCTCCACCTCTACTTCGGCCGGACAGCCCCAGCCCTGACGGTCAAGCAGCCTGAACATATTGCGGAACATATCCACTACCAGATCGACATTTTTTGTGCGGTTATAGGCATAACCTATACAGCAGCCGCTTGTCACGTCGTATGCATAGTATGCTTTCGGGCGGATCTTAGTGTCTTTGAGCTTACGCGGAAGATCACGGTCATCAAACGACACCTTCGACAGCGAGAACTCGCCATGATGGCGGTGCATGTGTGGCATCTGCTCGTGCATGAATGTTGTCTGGCTTGTCAGAATGTGATTGATAAGCAGCTTGTTTTTCGGTTTGTTGAGATAATTGCTGATCGTTGTCTCGCTCAGCTCTTTCGGATTTCCGTTCTTGTCGATAAAATCATCTGGGTTAAACATTACTCCGCTCTCCGGATCATACACATCAAGCTCGCCGGTGACAAACAGGTTGTATAACTCGGCCACATTTGTATTCCACGGCTTGTTAGGCAATGTGGCAATTCCAAGAATGAGGCGCTCTGTTTTCTGATCCACCTTGCGGGCCGACTGGTTGCCGTATTTACCGCTGATCAGGCTGGCATATCCATTTTTCTTATAGTCGTTGACTTTTTTGCGGAAGCGCAGTTCCGAGGTTGGAAGAGTATGGCCAAACTGGCGGCGTAGTGTTTCTATCGCTGTGGCCATCATGCTCCAGTTATACTTGTTGCCAAAAAGTCGTTGTGCTGTGGCTGCGCGCTCATACAGGCGGATGCACGTATTGAGCACTGAGGCGTTTATTACATATTCCTTCGCTTTGTCGGCCGGAAGTTTTACGCCGCATTGTTCTTTGTCAAAGAAATATGCTGTTGCATTCTGATCCGTCTCATAGTTGCTCCTGATCCACTCCTCAAGACGTACCTGTGCACCACCGGGATAAACCTGATTGACCTTTTCCTTATATCGGTCCGGGAGACTGTCTACAACAACAAGGGCATAATTGCCGGATGCACCGCCACCGCGACGCGCAACTTCAAGACGCCCGCGCCATGCGAGTAGCTTGTAGTTCGAGTCGGACATTATGCCTCCATCTACAAGATCGCGAGCAGAAATACAGAGCCTGTTGTTGTAGTATTCCATAAGTCTTTCAGCTGAGTGCGATGGCCCTCCTCTGGATATCTCTAATATCTGATATTCTTACCGAGTAATATTCGGCAACCGTCTTACCCTTATGTAATAGAAGTCCCTTGCCCGAGGTCTTGTCGATCTCGAGCTGTGCCCCGTTAGGGAAAAGCTGGTGTATCGTGCCGTTGCTGTCAAACAGGCATTCCATCTCATCGACCACCACATGCACACGGCAACCGTTTTTCTGGGCGGCAATACGTATGCGCTTGGCCAGATCCGATTCAGAGCGGAAACTAAGCGCCTCGCGTATCATGCGCTCGGTGCATCCAAATATCCTCATCAGATGCTCGCGCTGTTCTTTGTTAGCAAGTAAAAACCTCTCCATCATATTATTCTTTGAATCCGAATTTCTCAAGCACATCGTTCATCTCGTCAAGGGTGCGCTGCATCCCTTTTCTACCTGCTTTCAATACCTGATAAATCGTTGATTTATCCAGATCTTCCTCTGAGTATTCCTTTACATATTGCTCCAAGATCACGTCGACAGAGTTACCATACTTTATCAGCACTTCCACTACGTCCATGACCGCATGTCCAGCATCTCTTTCAAGCGAGCCTTTTCCTGATCTCTTCATTTTCATCTTTCAATTCTGTTCTTGCGAGGGCGCCCGGGCTCGAACCGGGGACTATACAGCTGGATTGGTTACCGCCGTGTGTTCTGCCAACTGAACTACGCCCTCTTGATTTCCTCCGGTATATATGCAACCGGAGGATTCAAATCAATCCAATCTACATTTACAATTCTCACGGTTCCTGTCTCACGACGGAGGGACCTTCACAGGCTATCCTTGGTCTCTTGTTAAATAGTCGTTTCATCTATTTTATTTGTTCCGGAGCAAGGTCATCACCCTCGCCCCGGTGCGCCATCCCCGCTTGCATTGGATATTGATGACGCTCATTCCTGCTTGTCAGATTTACGCTTTTTTGTATCTTTAAGGCGGTGTTCCTTTCGGAATACGATGCAAATATAAACATATTGAGAATACATATCCAAACAAAACGAGAATAATTTTCTCAAAAAGCGTATAATGTATCAGAAAATGACAAAAGGAGAGATGTTAGTAGCCCTTATCGACCACTATACAAACGGAAATAAGGCGAAGTTTGCTTCTAAGTTGGGGATATCGGCTCAAGGACTTAGCACATGGATTGCTCGAAATACATTTGATATCGACCTCCTTTACTCAAAATGCGAAGATGTGTCTGCAGAATGGCTACTGACAGGGACGGGTAATATGCTCATGTGCTTTTCGACCGAATCCACAAATAATATTGACATAGTAAAAGCTTCTAATAAAAGAAATATCGAGAATGCACATATAGAGACTCGTCCACGAATTCCATTGGAAGCAGCCGCCGGAAGCCTGTCTATTCTAACTGATTCGGCCATATTAAGTGATTGTGAACAAATACCTATAATTCCGACTATACCTGCATACGATTTCACTATCATTGCACGCGGTACTTCTATGGAGCCAGATATATATTCTGGAGATGAACTCGCATGTAGGATCATAGGCAACTCTTCCTTTGTTCAATGGGGACGAATACATGTAATTGATGGCGGGACTCAGGGAATAGTTGTCAAGCAATTGTACGATGGCGGAGACAACATTATCTGCCGATCATTAAATAGTAGGTATCATGATTTTCTTATACCAAAGGAAGAGGTGCGCCATCTTGCACTTGTTATAGGTCTTATTAGACAATTTTAGAGCTGTCTATTCCACAATACCAGGACAATTAAGAATGTAATAATATATCTGATTATCATACTTTTTAAAGTCGTTTAAAAGATATTTAGCCTACTATCTATCGCGCCCTGAGAGTAATGAAAGCCTTTTAGTGACATCCGATTCTCCCAATTCTGTCACAAATACTTTGTTTCCCCCGCGCTTTTGCTATAAGCTATTTTTTATATAGAGCTGATTTACAGTGCAGACAACAAAGAGCATATATTGAAGGCGAGGTATTTTCCTAAGAGTGAAACGCTGTTTTTAGCGGTCAATCTCAAAAAACAGGTATTTTTACCCCTTTCTATCTACACCCCTAAAACCCCAAAAGTGTAACCCCACTTTGTAAAATTTGTAACCCCAGATGTAACCCCAGATGTAACCCCGGTCTTCAAAAAATACTGTTTTGACAAAAAATAAGGGAGCCCGAAGACTCCCTGCACGCTTCTCGATCGATATGCAATCAAATGCTGTAAATCTGCCGTTATTTTGCTATTCTGAGCAATTCTCGCCCGCACCCTTACGGTGGCACCCTATGAGTGTCGATTGCTTGATTATGGCCGTTTTAGTGACTACTGTGCCATTGCCCGACAAGCCGGCATGGAGCAAATAATTCTTGCTTGCACCGACCTGTTCGGCCGTCAGAACTGTGTAAATTGCCGATATGCTGCTAAAATACCAGTCACGACGCTTCTCCCCATCGATCAGTTTCATCAAAAACACATGTATAACCTTTGCCATATTTCATTGAATTTACACTATAAATATACTAAATAATCATTATTTAGAACATTTTAAATAAAATAATATGATAACAGCACGGTCGACACTCCGAAAAACGCATCGATCAGTCGCGTGCGATCGCGCCCATAAGCGCCAAACCGCCTCTATGTAAACCATCTGATCCCCCCATGTAAACTTTTTCGCCGGAATCACCCCTAAAAACCGGCTCATACGTAAAGACAATGTAAAACGATGCAAACTTTTTATACGCTTCGTTTTGCGGCCACGTTCTGCCCAAATCGATCATAACGCACTGATACAAAAAGCAATCCACTGCATTTTCCCACACCCTCAATTTATACGCTTCGTTTTCCGCCCCATATGTATCGTGCACTATGTCGCGGGCGCTCTCATGGTCATGTACAATCGCTATAGCAAGACGGTACATGGTTGCATAGTGGCGGCGGAATGCGGTTTCTATGTCGGATTTTTGAGTCAT